CTGAATTCCAAATGCCAGATAGAATGAGAACCTTGTCTTGTGGTGTATTGTCTTGTCTTCGCGAGACATGCCTTTGGCCATCATCCGCATACCAGTTTCAAAAACTGGGTCGAAACCCAGCCTACCAGCACTCCTTCCGTGGGACGCCCGCTGCAAACACTTGTAAAAGTGGCTAACAACGGGTATCCCTCCAGTTAAGCTTAGGCCACAACCTCCCACTTCATAACACCATTTCTCAAAAACCTTGAAATTATCCAAAGGTTTCAAACTGACACTGTCTTTGCCTAACGACTGTCTCACATTTCTGACCATCACATACCCATCAGGTGTCCAAATTGGACGACACTGGCAAAACTCGACCTGTTCTAGCACATAAACGGGCTCCTCAACTTTCATATTGAAGCCCATCTCTGTAAACCATAGGTCAAGCCCGTCAGTAAACCTGGCTAGGCTATGTTGCTCCATGAACACTACACAGTCATCACCATCGTTGATGAGACTGCCCTTGATGCCCTTAGAGTGTAAATACGCGTAAACCATACTGGACATTAACAAACAGTTGCCCAGTGCGGTGTTCATATCTCCACTCATACGACATCCATTGACCCTATATCTGACCTTGCCATCTCTGGCAGAGCCAAACCCCTTATTCTGAACTTGCCAGGACAATAGCTCGGCAAACTCAGGGTCATTGTTCATGAGCCTGTAAATGCTGTGCTCCCATCTCAGAGCATCAGCACTAACATGCTGGTCAAACCTTGAGGCATCTAACCCAACAGCAACTGGTGAGCGGAATTGGTTCCACTTTGACTCAACCAGCTTCCCGCGCTGCTCAGCATTTAGCCCCTTGGCCACAGTAATATCTCCCCACAACCTCCCAATAGCCCTGTAAACCATGCCTTCATAGGGCTTCAAATATCTGCCAACTGCAACATTATACCTAGGGTCTCTTGGCTGTATTACCCTAGGCGCAGGATCTACTTTTGCAAGCACATGAGCAAGACAGCTGTAAAACAAAATCTTCTCAGCTTTCGTGAATGTTTTCAAGAAGGAGTCACGTCTTTCGACGGGCCTCGAGCGAAGGCTCTCGACTGCCAGTTCGTACACTACCTTCCTGCGACCCGTATACAACCAAGGGAATTGCTCCATTGGGATAGGGGTGGTCGATGGAAGGTGTCGCGATATCCGGCGCTTAACTACCGCAAGCCGATCTCGAAACACACCCACCGCGGGTCGAACTGGTTGCACATACTCACCATCTTCGTTCTTGATGAATAATACACGCTCAGCCACTCCGCGCTGCAAGTTGCGTAAGGAATTGTTGTGTACACCGTAC